TCAAGAATGCTCATTGCGCCCTTCTCTCAATGGAGGCGTATGCCGGTGAGAGAAACGCCACTTTGACCGGATCCGAAATGCGCAACTTAATGCTTCTGTTGCGAAATTGACCCATCGATGAAAAAAGTGCGCGCCATTTGCGCTCGCCCACAGCGCCAATGCCGATCCACTGCTCGTTTGACCACGATGCGCCTGCGTCGTCGGTCCATTGCAGCATGATTTGTGGATCTGACCCCTGGCCGGTAGCAATTCCGGTTCCGGGTTCCATGTCGATGCGGAATTGGTGCATCACGCTGATGAACGTGTCGCTATCAATTGGCGGCGTGATTATTTCACGGGCCAATGTGCCGGCATTGTCGGTGTAGGTGTCCAAGTCGAGCTCATAGATAGTGTTGCCCGAGTAGTCGCCTACCAAGTTTTTATCGAAAGCGAAGGCATGGCCGTTGCCGCGCCATCTGCCGCCCAACCCGTCTGTTTCGAGATGGTTCCACAGACCTGTACTCATATTGTACGAAACGCACATATCCGAGAACCCAAGGATGTAGAACGTATGCCCTTCCTGCCTGTAAACAAAGCCCGAGGCGCTAGATGGACTGTTCACCGATGCCAGTGCCTTATCGATTGCGTGCGTCGAAATCTTCTCAGGCGGCCCGCCGCTGGTTGCGTAAACCGCAATGCCGCCCGCCTCGTCGCGGCCGAGCCACAAAACCGAATTTCCTGCTTTGGCAATGGAGCCAGACGCAACACATCCGACCTCGAAAAAACCCTCCGGAGTACGCTCGAACGGAAACGCCGCGTTTCCGCTGTTCCACCAGACTTCGGTGCTGCGCTCCTTGAACAGATAGACTTGGCCGTGGTCGGATATGCAGCCTGTCACGTAGTCGCTGAGGCGATCGGCAGACGAAAAGTCCGTTCCGCCGATCGTGGTCATGTCGTCAACGCCCGTGATCCAGAAAAACTGAGTCCCCTGCTGAGTGAAGATGCCGTAACCGTCCTGATATGTTGCCCCGTTGAGGCCCTGCTCTGGCAGGGCTATGATCTCCGACTCATTCGCAGCGTATGCCGGCCCAGACGTAGCGATGCCGATGTGGGTGCCGTTTTCAGTCATCCTCACATTACCGTTGCCGCCAACACTGCCAATTAGCTTCGTGTTTTTTTGCCAGTCAATCGAGTAGAGCTCGCTGCCTGTCACCACATAGATGCGGTTGTTCATGTAGATGACGCCGCGACACGGCCCCGAACCTATGGTTGTCCATGATTTGAGTCCGGGTGTCCCGTACAGGGAGATCTGACTCTTGGCATTTTCCGGCGACTTCTCGGCGTACAGGTTGGTCAGCCTCTCGATGGACACAACACCTGAGCGAACCTCGGAGCTCTTGACGGCGAGCGGAACTGGTTGCCACGGCATATCAAAAATACTCCATCTTTACAGGAACAGGATGGATCTTGCCGCGCATCTGCTCAACCAGCTGTCCTCGACCGCCAGCGGCCAGGGCCATGATCTTTTGCAGGCTATCGCCTGAAATACCGTATGTTCCGGAGAGCAAAACTGCCGCCATGTATGCCACCGGATATTGCGCCCACTCCGGAAACGCTGTCGAGGCGAACGGGCATAGACCGTTGCGACGCTCGGACAGATAGACAGCGTTGACGGCTTTTTGCGCTGCTGCGTTGTCCGCCGACGATGAATTTTGCGTAACCGCCTTGACCCCCATTACCTCGAGAGCCAAGTCGGCCTCTTGGCTTAGGGTCAAGGTGGCCATTTAGCTTCCCGAGCTTGACTTGCGGGGACGGCCCCGTCTTTTCGGCTGTTTGTCTTCATCGACGATCACGTCGGCAGGGGCCTCCAGTGCATGCCCGTACGGCGGCTCGGCATTGTACCAAAACTCACCGGACTTGGCAGCCTCGATCTCGGCGTCGGTCGCAGGAGAAACCTCGAAGCACCCGAGCTCGAACAGCTTCCTTGCGATTCCGGTACTTGGAATCAAAAAACCATCGACCTCGATCGGCTTCAGGCGCTTCTTCGGTTTTGCGTGGAGCAAAAAGTGATCATCGATAATGACCTTTTCACCCTTTGGAAAAACGAGTTTCCCGAGCTTGTATATAGGCCGCGACTTCTCAGCCAAGACACCGGCCTTGAGCACGACAGAGTGATCCGGGCGCCCGTCCCTCTTTTTTCCGTATGTGCCTGGTGTGTACTCCGTGTCGTAGCCGTCACCGTCATAAATGGCCACGATCGGAGTAACAGTCGCCTTGCTGCGTGACTTCTTCGCCATCTTCGCCTTTCGTAACCGTTCGGCCCTGCCGGGGAGGAGGTTGCCCCGGCAAGGGCCTTTACGGTGTCAGCTTCTTAGCTGTCTGCTACTCCGGATGTGTAAACCGTTACTACGCCGTTTTGCAGGTTGTTGTAGGTGCATTTTTCGACGCCCCGGATCTCTCCAACTGAAACGCCGGTTTGATTTTTGTAGTCAATGTCAGAATCGACAACAAACTTAGATTTCTGACCCCAGGCAATCGCAACAGCCTGGGCACCGCAAAAGTAGTTGGGCGATACGTCGATTGACGAAGCGCCAACTCCGGTGATGGTTTGGATTTCAGGTACCTCAACACAGGTTACGCCATCGAGAATCAAGTCCATGTCCTGAAAAAGTTGATTCTCTTTGCCGCGTAGTCCCGCATTTTGGTGAATGGTCTCAGTGTCAGTTTTGAGATCGCGGTGCGAAAACGACTCAGTGAACTGCACAAAAAACTCGCTGCCATTTTTAGAAAGAACGGGTCTGATGTGTCTGCTGTTTTTGCGAGCCAGTCGCTTAGCCAACTGCACGATGTCAAAATCTAAAACGTCTGTCGTGCTGTCAACATTCGCAAGACTGGCCGAGTGGTCACTCGCCGAGTAGTTCGACACAACCGCGCCAAAAAGAACGCGGGTGTTGGTCGAGCTCTGTTGCTGCGCCGCAACCCAGGTGTCTTTCTGGGCCTCAGTAGCGTCAGCGTAGGCGGTCGAACCGTCCACAACTGGCGATCCCAAAGCATTGAGGATCTCGGTACGCAAATCATCGACGAGCCACAAACGAAGCATGGTCCGCGCTGACTTGATCATGTCAACAGCGGTGTGCTGTTGCTCCATCTTGCCGACCAAGACCGCGTTGCGAACTTGCTTGATCGTGATCGTGTGCCCGTAGTTGGCAAGCGACTCCTCGTTTCCTCTCAGCTGGTTGTCATTTACAACAGCTGAGTTGGAGAGCCGCTCGATTAACGGGATCACGATATTTTGTCCGGCCTCTCTGCCCAGACGCATGTTTAGCTGAATGATTGAGTTTTCGTCCGTACCCATATACCGAGCGAAGATCGAGTCACGGACGTACTCGAACATCGCCTTTTCCTCCTGCGCTACGCGCTGGAGATCACTGGCAACTGTAGTCTGTGCCATTGTTTGGCCTGTCCCTTTTTAGGCCGGGTCAACGCTGCATGGTGATGCTGACGCCTCGGAGAAAACCGAAGTCATCGTTATCGCCAGCGGCTGCCGGTCCTGTTTGTGTTCTGCCTTGTGCGGCAGAGCTGGTTGACGCCTGTGTGGCAGACTCCAGGGACAGCTTTTTGCGAACTTCTGCCTCGACCTTTTGCCGGATCTTCGCTTCGTAATCGTCTATCGACGCCACGTCACGAAACTTGCTCATGGTCTTGGCTGTTTTGTATGCGAATTCTGCCGGATCAGGATGCGAGAACGCCTGCAGTTTGAGTTGCTCGTTGTTCCCGGCAACCTCTGCAAAAACACTCTCCATCTCCTCATAGTCAGCGTATTTGGCCATCGCCTGCGGGCGCGATGCCTCAACCCTGGATAGGTAATCGCGGCGTTGCTTTTCCTGCAACGCTGACGACACCCCGGACTGAATTGCCTGGCTGATGTACTTCGACGGGTTCACCCAGTCAAAGTTGTCTTCCTCGTCCTCAGTCTTTGTCCCAGTAGCTGCTTGTTGACCGTCCAGAAATCCCTGCGTTCGCGCTAGTTGTCTCTCGAGCTCCTGCCGCTTTCTTCGTTCGGCGATGAGCGCCTTTCTGGGAACTGGCTTGTCGTCTGTTGCGTCCTCTGGATCTGGCTCCGGATGCTTCGGTGCAACCTCTACCGTCGTTGACTCCGTGGCTTCCGCTACGGTGCCCTCGGATGTTGCTTCGGTATCGGTCTCGCCCTGCGGCGCAGCGGTGCCTTGCGGCTCAGCTGGCGCAGTTTCAGCCGTGCTATCAGCTCCTAAGAACTCATCGAGTGACATCCAGTGCCCTCTTTCCTGGCCCAAATCGCCCTTATCGTCGGCGTCACGAATGGCCGAAACGGAGTATTGCAAACTTCGAATCAATATGCAATACAATGCGTCACTTGTAGCGTAACATAGGGTTGCATATGGCAGCGCCAGGCGGCCCGCCACCAGGAGTCATGCGAAATGGCATTTTCTAACGGTCGTGTACGGCTAACCAATCAACTCAACCCAATTTATGGCTCAACCGATGGCATCGGCGCGGTAGTCGACGCCCAGGGCGCAACCAACGTCCACGATGGCCTCATTATGGTCAGCAACGGCGACATCTGCGGTGTCGCAGATCGCTCGATGTGGGTGGAGCATTTTGTCGATTTCAACGGCCCCCTGGTCATTGCCGACATCGACTCGCTAGGCACGTCAAACGCCGGCCCATGGGCCATCCAGTCAACAGGCACGAGCCCCACCCTGGCCCGCAAGGCAGATCACGACAACGGCGCGTATGAAATACAGACTAGCAGCACGAGCGAAGTTGCAGATCTGACGCTCTATTGGGGCGACGAGCTGAATCTGGATTCCGACCTCGGCCCGATTATGAAGATCCGATGTCAGGTCCAAACGGCGCCGGCAGCGGCTGACTCCATCTGTTGGGGATTTGCCAGTGCACGAAACGCCATCCAGGATACCGTTGCAAACAACGCCTGGTTCAAGCTGGCAGGAGCCAACACCGATCTTCTGATTGAATCAGACGACGCCACGACCAACGACGACGACAACGACACAACTGTCAATCTGACTGCTGGCACGTATGCCGAGTTCATGATCTCCATGAACCCGATCCACGGAGCCAGCGCAACGGACGTGCGGTTTTTCTACCGAGCCACCCTGGGCGGCGCTTGGACCAGACAGTTGCCAAACACAACCTTTGCCTTCGGAGCGGCCACCAACTGCCAGCCATATGTGCAGGTGGAGAAGACCAGCGGCGCGACCACGCCGGATCTGCTGGTGGATTATATCCACGTAATGCAAAAGCGCACCGCGTAACATGGCGCAGCTAGACCCGAGCCGATATAAGAAGCTCACCGCATGGAATCACACCTACGGGCGTGACGATGGGATGTACTGGGATTCGACCGACAGCGAGTTGGTCATGGTCATCAATGATGCGGTTGTGTTTCAGATCAACTCGTCAGGCACGATCACTGCCGGAGCCCTCGAAGCCCCAGATCTAGAGATCTCAGGCGAAACCAGAGGAGATCTCCTGCGCCGTGGCGCGGCTGAGTGGGCTAGGCTCGC